ATGGCACAAGGTAGAGTGTATGCGGACGGGAAGCGGCTGAAGGTTAACGAGATACTGGCGCGGCTGACGGCCAAGCAGCGCAAGTTCGCGGAGGGGCTGGTGTATGGGGGGTTGAGTAAGGCTGAAGCGTATAGACAAGCCTATTCCTACAAGGGTAGTAGTGAGAAGGGGCTGCGGAATAATGCGGTACGGGCTGCGAGTGCGACTGGCGTTGGACTGGCCGTGAGAGCACTTGAGGAGGAGAGAACAGCGCGTTGGTGGAGAGACAAGACCAAGCTACAGGAATACTTGGTTGATGGCATCCTGAAGACGGCTCAGGAAACAGAATCAGACTTGGTCCGATTGAAGGCGATAGAACTTGCAGGCAAGACTAGATTCGCAAGCCTCTACCAGGAACCGGAGTCCAATGAAGCTAACGCTGCCCTATCCGGCGCAATGGTAGATACCCTCGCCGCTCGTCTTCAATGTTTGCTTGGAGTTTCCTCGCCTACGATAGGCGATGAAGAGGACCAAGCACAAGCAATCGACACCACGTTCGACCCTGTACCGTCAGACGATACCACGCCTACGGAGACCCCCACCGGGGGCGGGGAGGGGGAGTAGGCCGGGTGCGCTGTGCTGTGCTATGCATAGCATTCCACTCAAACAATCTCCACCCCCAAATCCACCCCCACCCCCTTCTTTCCCAGCCCCTTCCACCCACCGGGACCCTGAACACAGAACACCACCCCCTTCATCTCAGGGTCCCTTGCACACACGGCACATTCTTGCAGAATGCTCCCGACAGCAAGCGGCCCCCTCGTCCACTCCCCTTTTTTCTACACACACACACACTACCCCCTTGCACACAGAGCCACACCTCTGTATACTGTGTGCATGCAGAGAGCGGCATACCTGAACAGCAGCGATGATTCGTACCGGTTGGTTTCGGTGTTTAGTGGCGCGGCCAGGATAGACACGCCCATGCACTTGATTACCAACCGAAGCGCGAACAGAGGAAGGACCGGCTACTGCCTATACGGCACATGGTCGACATCTCCCTACATCCCTGTCAGCGCCAGTGAATTCCGGCACATCTGCCTTCTTTTCGGGGAGATAAGCACCCACGGTCTTCCGAAGGAACTCACATGGAACGCCTAGCCTTTACCGCCAGCATGGCTGACTCTATGCGCCTGAGCGCCCTATTCTGCCCTAGTGGACCTGAGGACCAAGCCCTTCGGCTGGTGGGGTATCGGCACAAAGACAATGGGAAGTATTATGTGAGCGGATCTTGGCCCAAAGGCACGTCGAGGGTCACAGAGAAAGAATTCCAGTACCTCTCTCTTTTGATCGGCGCTGTTAACCAGTACGGTCTTCCGAAGGAACTCACGAATGCATAACGCCGCCCTGACCAGCATCCCCATATCCCTGGCGCTGTCCGATCTATTCGCAAACCAAGAGCACAGGGACTTCTGGAAGATTAATCCCCAGACGCTACACTTCCACACTCTAGTGCAGGTAGGACATGGAAGGCTGGTTCACTCATACAGAAGCGGCATCGATGTCTACAACTACAAAGAGTGCCAGCACATTGTTTCCGTCATCAGAGGCATCAATGAGCACGGCCTGCCGAAAGGAATCTGACATGCCTTCAGAAATCAGTGCGGCGCTACACAGCATCCCGGACTCTATCGTCCTGTCGCATCTCTTCTGCACAGTGCTGGAAGCGCCAGGATGGTGTAAGAGCAGGAGCACCAAGGACAAGCTGATGGCATACGCAAGAGAGAAGTACGCCTGGATCGACAGCGCCTACATGAGCCTACACGAAGCCACCATTCCAGAAGTGCAGCACGCTGCCAACCTGATCCACGCTATGAACAAAGACGGACTACCGGAGGCACTGAAGCATGTCTAGCGCCGAGAAAATCACCAGCCACAGCCTAATAGAACTCAACTCCAGAGAGGACTCAATCCGCCTGACCAACCTGATTCACGCTAACGACACCTGGAGCTGGAGAGGCTGGACCCTGTTCATCTCAGAAGCAAACAACCCGCACATGACCGACTCCTACTGCAACTGGATCGAACTCACCCGGCGCGAGTTCTCCTACCTGATGGACCTGATCCCGGCGCTAAACAGAGATGGACTGCCGGAGGAGGTGACGCGTGGCGTCAATTAAGCAACGACACATCAAAGACATCAGCCTGTCGATAAAATTAACCTCCATGTTCTGTGATGGAGAAGGCAGGCAAATGACCTACTACAACGCAATCCATCTGTCTATATTCTATGGGGTAGACGCCCGCCCATACATGGACAGCGGCTGGAGAAGGGTCCAGAAGATCGAATACAAAGAGCATCAATACCTCTACAGATTGATCGTCGCTCTCAACAGAGACTGCGCCAAGGGAAGGCTCCCCCAGGAGCTAAACCCTTGATACACGGCGACTTCGTGAACATCTGCTACTTCTTCGGCAGCGAGAAGGAGTACCTCAGGGAAGCTGCTGCAATGATGCTGGCCGACAAGGTTATCCCAGGAATGTGCATATCAATAGACGAGTGGTTCGTCAAAGGGAGGGTGGTGAACTACTCCCACAAAATCTTCCTGGCGCTGGAGAGAGAGCGTGATTGAACTCACCGATGTCCGCACTGTCACGAGAATACTCGATCTAGTAGAGGGGCAGGAGAACCACGGGGACCGCTACATGTTTTTCAACTCCGTCCGGCTTTACGCGCCCATGGAGCGGGAGGATAAGACAGGCTTCAGGCCAGATAAGACCTCCCCCTGGATTGACTTCGGCTGGGACTGCGTGACCCTTTCCAAGAAAGAACACGCGCACGCCCGCAATCTTTTCAAACACTGGCGCTACACAGAGGACAACAATGGCTGATGAGATCTACAAACTTGCGGAATCTGAGAAGATCCGCAGGCTCTACCACGATATGCCGAACTGGTACGATTACCGCTGCCATGTGACTTGGAAATACCTGCACCCTGGGTTTGTCTCTATCACACCCAAAGAAGGAAGGCACATCTGCGCCCTATTCGACGCCATCAACAGGTATGGAGTTAAATTATGATCAGCTTCGAAATATACAACGACCGGGCGTGCCACCTCATAAGCCGACTATACTTCGAGCCAAAGGACTGGGCTGGCCGCAAGGTCTCTGTGTTTGGAGGGTGCCTGCTCCCCGGATTCATAAACTTAAGCACAGCAGAACGCGAACACATACTCAAGGTCTTCAACTGCATCAACAACCACGGACTTGAACTATAGCGCCACATTGAACACAGAAGTATACTATAATAGACCAGGAGACACCATGGCTCAACACAAATGGCTGACCAATCAGAACCTAACCCTTCCCCGGGGAGAGGCAAGGGAGGTAGACCGGGGGCACCACGCTTCCATCGCTCGATCCCTTTTCGCCAAAGACCACACCAGCCTCAGAGGCGGCAAACTCGCAACGACCACCGACAAGGAAGGCAGATGCCAACTTTACATCGGGTGGGGGAATTCCATCTTGATCACCGAGAAGGAATTTCGCTTCCTGAACAGCCTGATCGATGCCATCAATAAATGTGGGTTATCCCTGCAGTACCAGGAGACACAGTCTGGCTAAGCCAGAAAGGACAGGAGTCCATGACCTACACCTTCAACGGGCAATTCGTGAAATGGACAGCAGGGCTGATCTGGGGAAGTGGCGCGGACCCCATGTACCTGAACAGTTTCGGCGCTTGGTTGCCAGCAACTATCCACCCCGGGTGCGTTTCCCCCTACAACCACAAGGAAGGAAAGCACTTCCTGAAGATCTTCCGGCGCTCGGCAATCCAGACAGGAGAACGGCATTGATGCATATATTCCATGGGCCGCTTACGGAACTGTCGTGCAGGATGATGCATGGCGATAGCGCCGATACATTGAAAGTCGGGACTCGTGGGTTTTGGTTCATAAGAGATGACTGGTACAGGTTCTTCGACATCATCTACTTCCGCAAGAAGGAGAGATCCCACCTCTTGAAGATCTTCTCGATTTACGGGACAGGAGAACGGCATTGACCCAAATGTTTCGCGGACCCTTTGCCCGTTGGGCCTGGAGTATGGCTACTGGGCGAGAAGATGATCCAATATTCATCGGCATGTCCAACGCATGGATCTACAATAGCGACCTATCTGATCCAGATATCCGCTTCAAAGGCAGGTGGAGGGAAAAGGAATACTTCTTCAAGATCCTCCGGCGCGAACAAATGCGGCAGGACGGTGAGGCTTGAGGTACTCCGGCGCTATCGTAAAGACCGCTACCAGGCTGATGTGGGGGCCTGACTCCGAAGCCAATAGCTTCTACATGGACTCCGCTGGAATGTTTGATTCCTTCAACGAGGCCCCCATGTACGGAGATGAATGGACTCACGCAGCGAAGATAATGACCACAGAAGGAGCATGGTTCGGATATGAGTACACTGCCTCAAAGCCGTAGGCCCTTGTTTGGTCCAGCGCCGGAAAAGGCTGTGGCGCTGGCGATCACAGCCTACTTCTGCCCGCAACCATCCGACATGCTGCTTATCCACGGCACTTGGCACGGGTGCCACAGAATCTGGGCAAAGGGAATGCGGCACTCAGATCACTTCACCTTGCACGGGCCGAACCGGGATCACCTGGGTGTTGTGTGCCGGGACAAAGAGGGAGAGTACGCGAAGGCTGTGTTGATTGCGCTTGCGAGGGAACATGCCTACGTTTGAAGGACCAAAGGCTGACAGGATCAGGGGGTACATGTTTGAAAGCGGCGAGGGCGTGTGGCTTTCACCTAGAATTTCGGAACAGGGTGCCTTTATATGCCCAAGGTTATGGGAAGAGTGGGATCAGTTCACTGATATTTCAGATAGAGAGTTCGATCACGCCAAGCGGATTCTGAAGCTGGAGGTGCCTGACTATGCCAGGTTTTAACGGCCCTGAAATCAACAAGATACGAGAGTACATGTTCGACCGGGGAGATGGCGTGCGGATTTTGTT